TCAACCGCCGACGCTCGAATCCCCGTTGGCGCAGACGGAACAGTTCTCACCGCCGACTCGGCCGAAGCGCTCGGCGTTAAATGGGCTGCACCTGCTGGCGGTAAAATTCTGCAAGTTGTAAGCGCCACTTATTCAACTGAAACAACCTCAAGTTCCTCAACTTTTGCTGATACCGGATTGAGTGCGACTATTACGCCAAGTTCCGCATCTAGCACTATTTTGGTTTTGGTGAGCCACAATGGCATTGGAAAATTTAGCGGGAACACACAAGCGCAATTTAGACTATTGCGCGGTGCTACAACAATTCTCAATTTTGAAAGTTTTGCGGGACATACAGCTAACACCGATGCCAATTTTATTGGTGGTGTTTCTGCTGCATATGTAGATAGTCCAGCAACGACTTCAGCAACAACTTATAAAACACAATTCAACTCACAAGCCAATATAGGCACAGTAAAGATACAAGATAACAATTCACCTGGTTCAGCCGCGACAATTGTTTTAATGGAAGTAGGCGCATAATGAGTGCTCAAAAAATTAGCGAAGGTTTATTAGAACTTGGATTTAATTCAGGTTGGGTTGTTTCTGGCGAAGAAATTGTCTTGTGGGAACATAGTGTCCCCCAACCGGCTATGTCTGAAATTTTAGAAGCATCTGAAATTTATGCTGCTAAGCAAGCGCAGGCAACAACCGAAGCAAAAGCCAAGCGAGAGGCTCTACTTGCTCGACTAGGTATTACCGAGGAAGAAGCCTCTCTACTAGCACAGTCTTTATAGATAATGGCAAAATTATGCGCGGCTGGTATTCAATTAAGAGAGCAGATAGACGATGAGTTTTCTCAAAGGGATAGGCGCAGCGATGGCTGGATTGCTGATGCTCGCCACCTTGCTAACAGCTCTAACTCTGACCATATCCCTCGCGATGGCATAGTCCGGGCGATTGATATCGATGCCAACCTCAACGACCACCCCGAAGCAACTTATGCGCTTGTGGAGCAGATTAGAAAATGCGCCAAGCGAGGCGACAAGCGAATTAAATACATTATCTACGACGGCAAGATTATGTCGCCCATCCTTAACTGGAAGCGCAGAAAATACAAAGGCTCAAACCCTCACCGCTCACACTTTCATATCAGCTTTACAACCCTCGGGGACAATAACTCAGAATGGTTCGACCTGACAGGAGAGAGACACAATGCTAAACAATCTAAAAAAGGCAGCCGAAAGCTGGGCAAAGGCATTTCTAGCAGCAGCCCTAGCGACTTACCTCGCAGTGGGCTGGGATGTCAGTGCAATTGTAAATGCCGCTCTAGCCTCAGTCTTGCCTAGTGTTATTAACTGGCTCAACCCTAATTACGAGCGTTACGGCAAGGTAAAGTAATTGGATGCGAACTCGATAGCGGCGTTTATTGCGTCGGTCTTAGGCTCTATCGGGCTTCTTATCGCCGGTCTTAGATACATAATAAAACTCGAGAACCTTCCCATAATTTCGAGGTTAGACAAGTTAGAATCGGCGGTGGAAACAGCTCTTCGAGAGAGGACTACGAGTGCCGCCAAGAAAACGCGTCGCTAAAAAGAAGCCGGCCAAGCGCCGGGTTCGTCCTAAAGAACCGCCTACTAAATTAGATTACTGGGCTATCGCCGCGCAGGAAATCTATAAGAGCTGTAGAAATGCCGGGATGGATGAGGGAACGGCTTTAGCTTTCGCGATGGACCGTAGCTCTTGGCCCGACTGGGTGGTCGACCCTAGCGACCCGATTAAGAAAATCGGGTGGGAAGATGGGGAAGAGGACGTCTGATGTATACCCGAGAGGTTGAGCTCTTCGAGGCTATCAAGACCATCTACCCGGACTTGATGCCACGATCGGCGACCGACCGGGCCGACGGCGTAACCCACGACGCCTACGTCGAGCTGAAATGCCGACGCACTCATTACGACGGGCTTTTAATTGAGAAGAAGAAGTGGGATTACCTAGCCGAAATACGGGCTAGAACGGGCGCTAGGACCCTTTATATCAACGCGACGCCTAAAGGTGTCTACCAGTTCGATTTAGGGCTCCTAGAGGCTCCAGAGTGGGTTAAAAGGGTATTACCGACCAAGACCGATTTCGCCGGGTCTAGCGACATAACTAAGGAAGTCGGGTTTCTGGATATACGACTCGCCGAGCTCCTACTTGTCTAAATAGATTTAATTAAATAGATTTATCCCATCGTCGAGCGAACGTCTCGGCGGTAGGGAGCAGAAATGATTATTACAGAATCAGAGTCGACGCTTTTAGCCGCGACTAAATACATCGCAAAAGGCTGGGCAGTAATGCCAGTAAAGCCGAACAGTAAAGAACCTCATTTCGATTTAATTCGTAACGGACATCTATCAGCTACGAAAGAAATAGACCTAGTTAGATTCTGGCTGAAAATGGACCCGACTCTAAATCTTGGAATTTCGGCGGTAGCTTCTAAATTAGTTATCTTGGATGTTGATTTCAGAAATGGTGGAGCGATTAGCTGGGATGCCAGTAACACTCGGATAGTTAAAACACCGGGCGGTTTCCACGTTTACTATCGAGTTAATCAGGATGTAAGAGTTAAAGGTGAATTAAGCCAAGGTATCGACGTTAAGTATAAAGGTTATGTCGTAGCTCCACCTTCAACAATAAACGGAGTTAAATACGAAGTAGTAAATCACGAATCAGTAAAGCCACTTCCTAAAGAAATCGAGGAGCAGATATGCCGGATAAAACTATAGTGAAATACGACGAACTAGCCGGAGCTTGGAGCGATGGTTATAACTTTGTTAAAGGTAGCCGGATTAGAAAGAATAATCCAGACCGTAAACGCGGTCGTTTATCGAGAGATGAGATAGTTAAATACTGGAAAGAAAATTACGACAAGGAAGTCGAGGTAAATTATGTATGAGTTTATAGTTTTCTTAGGCGCTCTATTTATCGTCTGGGCCGTTCAATATCGAGGCGAGCTAAAAGAGATTAAAGCATTTAGACAAGGTTACGAAAGGGGCTTACAAGATGGACGAGCTGAGCGAAAGGTCTATTAGTGAGTGGTTCGACCTTGCTAAAGATACGCTATCCGAACGGGGTCTCGACTATGGGGACCCGAGGAGTAATTTATTACGCATTTACGAGCTATCGAAGCTCCTCGGTGTTCAGCTCAGAGACCCATCTGAACTGGCGCTGGTCTTTATCGCGACGAAACTCTCAAGAATTATGGAAAGCCCGGGAAGGGAAGATTCGTATCTCGACCTCATTGGATATGCCTCTATCTTGGCTCAGCTCCGACATACAGACTGGGACGACTTTGGCACTTTTTAGAAACTCCAATATGTCGCAGTATTGCGATTACTGTAAACAGCGTTACGCGCACCTAGCTAGAAATGGGGATTTACATCAGCTAGCTAAAAAACCCGCATACTGGAAAGTAGTTAGCGAACATCCCAAGCGCCGAGGGATTACTCGGTTCTATTGTCTGGAGTGCGCTAACGATATTCAGAACTGGCCCGATGGCACTTTCTACTCATTAAAAGACCAACTATTAGACGCATTAAAAACAACAGCCGAACAGGAGAAATTAGATGTCGACCTTCCTAGATAACTACGTCGGTGTATGGGAACGCTATAAGGAATTTATTACAAAGTTTCCCGACTACCGCATTAAAACTCACGTCCTCGAAGAATCGCTCGCTAAAGAGTGCGACGTTTACATCGTCAAAACAGAGCTTTATCGAACCGAGGCGGACGCTCATCCTTGGACTACTGGATTATCCAGCGAACAAAAGTCTAAACAGTATGCCCTAGAGCTGGCAGAAACGGGCTCATTACAAAGAGCGCTACAGCTCGCTGGCTGGTTCGCTAAAACAGAGCAAAGCCATCAGAAACCGATTCAGACAACGAGTCAAAAGCTCGGAGAGTTCGTCAAAGAACAAAGACCGAACGACCCCGACCCAATAGTCTGGGATGTAGAGCACTTGGTCCAAGAGCTGGGAGCTGAGATAGTGGACGAAGTGCCACTATGCGCTCACGGCCCTATGGTGCTAAAGAACGGTGTAAAAGAGGGTAATCCTTATCGAGGCTGGGTCTGCCCAGAGCGAGATAGAAACGCTCAATGTCCGGCGAGATGGATGAAAGTCGATTCGGATGGAAAGTGGATATTTAAGAAATGAGTTTGTTAGATGCTCATCCTTTTAAGTGCTCAAAGTGTAAGAAACGCACCGCTCATCGTCTTATTCAGATTTACGACACTCGAGACGTCGAAAATGCGCCGGAAGAGGTCTGGCTTGTTGAGTGTCAGAACTGTTTTGAGTCGCGCATCATTTATCCAAGCGAGCGAATAGCTAGCGCCGAGGATGATATAGAGAGATGTTCTGGGTGTGGAAACTACAAAATGAAATCGGTTAAATGCCGAATCTGTAGGATAATGAGTGGACAAGAGCAACTAAAAGAGAGCTATTTTAATGGACACACCACCATCCAGAGGGAAATCCCACTCACTTAGCTATATCCGTCAGCTATTGGAGTGGGGCTTCCCTAAAGAGTTCGTAGCCAGAGACGCTGGGGTTACGCTCGAATCGTTAGAAATGCGTCTTTACAGAGCTGAGAAACGGGAGAAAGAAAATGGAAATCAAGGAAACGAGCCTACGTCTAGCGGCGGTTAGTTTAATCGCTGATGAAGCTAAAAAGGCTAAAGATAAGTTAAGAGCTGAGCTTAAAGAAGAGATGGACAAAATAGGAGCCGATAGGGTAAAAGCTGAATTAGGCGATGAGACGGTAGCTTATGTAACTACTACTAAGCCTAAATTTAAGTGGCGCGTTAAATCAGAGAGACAATTCGTAGAGTGGGTTAAAGAACACCATCCAAGCGAGATAGTGGAATCGGTAAGGGAAAGCTCCAGAGATGCCATCCTAAGTAAATTCCATTATAAGGATTTAGATTTTATTATTAGTCCTTATGGTGAAATTATAGAATTCTTAGAAGGTGACGAAACAGAACCTTATTTAGTTACTAAGTTTCACGGTGAGGGTAGAGATAAGTTAAAGGATGCGTTAGTTAGTAACATAATCGAAGCTAAAAGAGTGTTAGAACTTGATTAGACTTGACAAGTGCTTTACACTCCGAGCCAGAGCGCGGGCGCGTAGCTGGCCCTCTAGCGAGTGTGAGGGGGGCCTCTGCTTTCGCTTGATAGCTACAGCCGGTTTAACGCTACTAATAAATATCTTTCCTATAAATGCTAATGCTAATTATGGTCTCGATAGAGAGAAAAGAGACTGGGCATTAGTGGCGATGAATCATTTAGGTGATGTGTGGGAGACCGGGTGCTGGGTAGAGCTCATCCATAGGGAGTCGCGGTTTAATCCCAATGCTCGTAATGGTAGCCATTATGGCTTAGCTCAGATGCGTAACAGTAAAGTCGCTACACTAAAGCCAAGAGCTCAAGTGAGGTGGCATATGCGTTACTTGGACCATCGCTATTCCGGGAGCGCCTGTAAGGCCCTACAACATCTAAAAGATAGAGGCTTTCACTAATGGGCCGAGAGTATGATAAAACCTACTATCGAAAGCTACGCGAAAAACTATTAGCTTTAGATAACACCTGCTATTACTGCGGCCAAGAAGCTACAACGATAGACCACATAATCCCCATTTCTAAGGGTGGCATTACAAGCGAGGATAACTGCGTAAGTGCCTGTAATCGCTGTAATAGCGGAAAGAGGGACAGAATAGGCCCGGGGGCTTTTTTGACGCGTCGACAACCAC